GCCGTGTGTACCTCTGTTTTGTCTGATTCAATAGCCATATGACTTCTCCTTCTTCTATATTATACCTATAAATATCATACAACAACAACCTTATGCTTTGAGAGCAGGCTTGATTTCATTGTGTACGATGTCAATTGACAGGGTGCCTTCATAGAGCAGCATGCCACGACCACGCCCCTCAATGTTTGGACGGATCTGTGCACGGGTCTCACGACCAAGATCAATGTATAGACGCTTCTCACCATCAAGGACGTTGTGTCTCCGGCAGACGTACTCCAAAGATCCGGGCAGCATATCAAAGTTTGCATCACGACCAATGAGGTACTTGTGCAATTGCATCTCTGGACCAACACGGTTCTTGCCGGTCAACCATTCCTTCTTCATATCAATCATGATGGTGATCTGGTACCGGATGCGTGAGCGGTCATGGCTGTTTGATTCAGTCTCCGTGCCACTATCAACGCCACCACTGATGCAGACTGCCGGGAAGTTGAGTTGGTTCTGAGCAATGATCATTGGGGTGCCATAGTAGTACTTGCCCTTCAGCTCTTTGAATCCGTACTGTTCAAACTTATCAATGAGTTTGGTTGCAATCGGATCAATGTATTGTGTCTCTGCTGCCATGTCAATCTCCCTTCCCTTGCCTCAAGGCGGTTACTATATAAAGTTGGAATATCTTGAATATCTCATCTCTCATTCTAGCATCAATCATAAGCATCACACGTCTTGGAAGTTTTGTGCGTGGCTGATTGCTCTGATGATACCCAAAGTAGTCTGAGCTGTTTGCAACCATTGCATAGTCTGAGGTTGACTCCGTGTAGAAGTCCTTCCTCATCTGCCCGGTCTTCTCAAGTAGTGGGTGAGGCAGGTTGTCTTTGCGTGGGTCCCAACCGCCAAAGCGTCCACCACGCTTGTCAAAGTTATCATCAACAGCATTCATCATCACCTCAGCTGCTTCAGCCATAGGCTCTGAGAAGTCCTGCAGCTTGCCAATGGCAATGCCCAGTTCTGCTGAGATCTGCTTGTCCCCTTCAATCTCAAAGGACATTTTGAATCCCATGATTATCTCCCTCTGAAGAATGCCTCATGAGGGTCAGCACTGCGACCAGAGAAGCCTTGCCTCTCACCGTCTACAATGCCACCAGATAAGTCACTGAAGATCTTCCCTTGATTAGTTACCTCAACACGACCACCGCTGCCCTGACTGCCTGAGCTTGGGATCAGTTCATCCAGCTTGAGTGCTTCCACCAAACTGAGCAGCTCATCCTTTGCAGTCTTCAGCTTCTTGTAGCCGTCCTTGCTTGTCTCTTCAGTATCAGCATTGGACCCATAGTCACGGACCAATGCAAGACCTGCAGCATACATGGTGACAATCATCTGTATGGTTGCATAGTATGGTTCCTGATTCTCATTGTCCTCAGAGAATGGAGTGGCAATGCCGTTGCTCCGGAGTGCCCGGTGAACAATGCCTGTTGCCTGTTTGATGTAGGTGTCCACATCAAAGTCTGTGAGCTGTGAATGGGCATAGAAGCAAGTGATCTCAGTGTCTGCATCCGGGGCACTAGCAAGAACAATCACACCAGTGTCTTTGTTCACTGATGTAACTTCTACCGGCACACCGTCTTGATAGACAATGACATCATCAACGTCTACATGATCATTGTAGTCACGGTCCACAATAGGCTTGTGGACCGTCATGAACGTACTGTTTGAACCATCAACAACACCAACCAGAGCTTCATTTTCCTCTGGATGTTGGAAGCCAGCATCTTGTCTGACCACCTGCCTACTCACATATGGGTCTGTTGATGCCATGATCGTGACCCCTATTCTTCAGTCTTTGCTTGTGATTCTTCAATGAGTTTGATGATGTCAGCCTTGCTCTTCAAACCAGTATGATCAAGCTCAAGCTCTGTTGCCAGTTCCTGAAGCTCTTTGAATGACTTTGTGCTGAGGTCAACTTCAACCTCTTCTTCGTCACTGCCTTCATCCTGACCTTCGTCAGAGCCGTCCTGAGAGCCTTCGTCTTCAGATCCGTCTTCTTCACCATCTTCACTGCCTTCACCATCACCAGCGTCCTGAGACGTTGCGACAGGAGCAGTTGTCGTTGCCTTATCTTTGGCACCAGCCTTCTGAACCACTACCCAAACATCAGCCTGAAGCTCTGAGAGCTGCTCTTTGGTAAGCTCAAGAACTTCAGTCTCACCTTTGATAAGGTTAAGTCCAGCACGTCTGCGACCAGCAGCGTTGAATCCTTGTGCAAGTTTTACTTTGTATAGTTGTGACATGATGATCTCCTTCATTATTATTGATCTCTTTGGAGAGCTGAGTGAATCAGCTCCCCTTGTGACCAGTATACTAGATCACTGCAATGTATGCTTTGCGGTATTCACCGAAACCAGCATTGCCCCGGAAGTATGAACCATAGAAGTTCTCCTTGCGGAAGAAGTCCTCATGACTGCCTTCCTCTTGAGCTTCAAATGGAACCTCTTCACGAACCTGCCAAACGAATGGACGGGCTGTTGGAGATGATACGTCCAGAAGTGCCCAACGGTTGCTTGCGACTTCACCGTGAACAAGCAACTCAGCTGCCTGATAGTTGGGGTTGTTCTCACCACCAGCAAGGTGCTCTTGGAGTACAATGCCTTCTGCAAGTGCCCTCTTTGAAGGTGGCACTACAAGCAAGAACTTTGGAGCTTTGTTGACCAACTTACCAGAGTCATTCCGTGCAGTCTCAAGTGCAAGACGTGCAGTGTTGAATGTTGAAGCACTCAACTCAGAAGTACCCTTGTTGCTCCAGTTCTCTTGAACGCCAGCAGCACTCAATTGAACGTGATCAGTGTCAGCAAAGTTCTGACCATCGTATGACACCTTAGTGTCTGCGAGGTTGATCAGGCTGAACACCTTCTCATCAGGGAACGTGCGGTAGTTTTCACCCAAGATGCGGACCATGTTGTTGTAGGTTGCAATCTTGCTGTCACGGATGTCAGATCGTTTGACACGGACAGACTCTTCAAACTCAATGTTTTTGATCGTGAAGTCATAACCCTTCAGACCTTGAGGCTGACGCTCACCGTGCATCTCACGCATTCCAGCGAGACCACCTAACCAACCGTACTCTTCACTTCCACCATCACTGTCAATCTTTGCAGCGATGCGGTCCCAAAGCGGTGTTGCTGAATCATAACCTTCAGCAAAGATTGTTTTGAAACCTTGTAATAGACTTGCTTCGTTCATTTCTATATTCCTTTCTTTGCCTCAGTTTAGACTGCGGTGTTTACTAGTTCTACACGAACTTTACTTGCTGATACTACTTCCACGATACGACCTGCTTTGATGCCAGTGCTGAACGTGTCAACAGTCTGATCATCAGTCCACTGAACCAAGTCACCGACATTGGCATCAGTAGCGTTTGCCGGAGTGTAACCGAACTCAAAGGTACCGCCACGCTGCACACGGACACGGGTGCCAGCTTCTGCGTTGGTAAGGTTTTTGGTCTCAAGTACGACACCAGCTGTTATTGCTGAAGCAGTTGTTACTGCACGGCTCAAAAGACCGGTTGCTGCAAGGATGACTACTGCACCGCCAGCAAAATACTGACCGCCTACAGTTGCCTTCAGTTCTGCAACTTTGTCTTCACGCCACTTTGGATCACGGGCTGCTGTTTGATTAGCCATGATTATTCCTCATCTTTCGTATTAGTTGATTGGTGCTCCGGGTACATCTCAGGATGTTTTGCAACATTCTCATTGTACCGCTCTTTGCTCACGTTGGTGGCTTGCAATCCCGCCTTCGCTTCTTCACTCAGTTTATCATAAGGGGTTTGGTCTTCGCCAGTACCTTGTCCACCGGCACCTTCACCACCGTCCTCAGAGAACTTGACAACCTTTGGAGCGTGGGCAAATAACTCAGTGAGCAACTCAGAGACAGGCTTCTGGACCGTCTTGCCTTTGGCGTTGCTGAATTGGACGCTACTGTCACGGGCTTCAGCAAGTGCTTTGAAGGCACCCTCTTGAGCAGGGACAATCTTGCCTTCTTTGAGCAAGCGATCATACTCAGCATTGACTGCCTGCTTGCGGTACTCAGCGTTCTCAGCTTTGACACGGGCAAGCTCTGCATCTTTGGCTTTTTCTTCCTCAGACTTTGCAGCTTCAGCAGCAGCTTCTTCAGCTTCCTTTGCTTCACGGGCTGCCTTCTCTTCCTCAGTCTCTTCAGCTTCAGGTGCTTCAGATTCTGCGATTGCAGTCTCAACAGCTTCCTTCTGATCAGCCGGTACTTCTACTTCAGCACCTGCAGCAATCACAAGTTCCTGCTCTTCACCATCAACAGTGATGGTTGTCTTGACTTCATAGTCTTTGTCATTGGTTACTTTTTCCATTGCGAACTCCTTATATTCTTTTTTAATACCTGACCTACTCAACATTATAGCATTAGCTTGATGAGATGATGCAAGCTCTGCCCGGCACACCTCTGTGATCTTTGCGAATGCTTCAAATGGAGTCATGTCTTCTATGTATGGGTTGTTGACTAGAGCAACGTGATAGATTGCCGGTCCCTTCTCATCACCCTCTTTGGTGATCCAGTTCATTGTGAAGCCAATGCTCACATCCCAGATCAGATCATCTTCAATCTTCTTGACAGTCTCAGGGTCCCGGATGTCCAGTATGGCATCAATGCCCTTGCCGTCTTCACTGAAGAACATGTCAATCACTTCACCACGATTCTTGTCAGGATCATCTGTGTGGGATGAAGGGACGTATACACGACCAACAGTGCTTGCTGCAAAGTTGTCCAGTACTGACTGACCCCATCCTTCTTTGTCTAGGACCAGCGTGTATTCAGGGAACCATTGATCAGCGTACTCACCAAAGTTGATGATCCGCTTCTTGAAGAGAGTGCCCTTTGCTTCAGGGTACTTCTCAGAGTTTGCAAACTTTACAGCACGGCGGTTGTCCGGCTGCAGAACTGCGTATACTTGTGCATTGCGTTTGTCCATAGTTTTATCATATCTCCTTAGTGCTTATGTGACAATGTTTGATTCTTTGCAATCACTTCTTCAGCGATGTCCGGAAGCCCTGTTGCCTCTGGAATATCTTGCTGATCCTTCATGATTGCGATCCAAATGCACCTGCAGAATTGGTGCTCAGGTGGTTGGAACTGAGAGGCTTTGTATTCAACCTCACTGACCACTGATCCATCCAGTCCTTCACATAGCTCACAGGTGTTCTCATCAAGGATTGCACTGTACTGATAGACAGAGATGTCTTCCTTTGCAGTATCAAACACGTCATCACGGGCACGGTTGATTGCCTGACTGACTATGATGGACCCGGTGATTCCAATCTTGCTCTCAAAGAATCCCTCAAAGTCACCAAGCAGCAGGGCAGTCACGTCTTCTACAGCAAAGGTATGCTTGCTCAACTGTCCCTTGTGGAACTCTGCAGTGACCTTCTGCTTGATCATGAACAGCAGATCAGAGAACTGCTTGTCAGCAATAGAGGTGGCAGTCTGTTTGAAGTATTCCTTTGTCTCCTTTGGAGTGGCAGGGATCTTGGTCTCAAGGTCATCAGCAGTGATCTTCTTCCCGGCGTTGTAGGTTGCCAGTGATTCATCAACCATTGTCTGAACGTACTCATCTTGACCAGTGAGCTGCAGGTCATCCAGCTTTGTGATGTCACCACCTTCAATGATCGGACTGACATCAGCAACAGCCTGAGCTGTGACCTTATCAAAGACCGGCTTCATTGCCTTGAGGAACTTGTCCTCTTGGGTGTTCATCTTGTCTTCTATGGCAGCAAGGCTGATCTTGTCTTCAGCAGGTGTGAGGTCCCGTCTCCACTTCACTTCACCGGCTGCGTACCGGTGTGTCTTTTTTTTTAGACGTGAGAGGGCAGTTGGAACAAAGCCCTTTGCAGGTTCAAGGATGCCATCAATCTGAGCGTCATCCAGTGTTGGGAATGATGCCACGATCACGGCACGTCCGGTGTCGTATGGTAGTTGACCAGTAACGATCTGAGTCACAACGCTTATGAGTGAAGAGATCTGAGCACCGTTGAGTGCTTGCTTTGCGATCTCCTGAGTCTGATCCACAACCGCCTGCTCATCAGGCTGCAGCGTGGTGTCAGTGCCTGAAGTATCAACAGCATCAGCCTTCTTCAGTTCTTCAAGGTCAATGTCCAGACGTTCAGCAACTTGCTTCACAAGCCCATCAACAAAGTCCTGACGGAGATCAGTCTTCTTGACTACCTCTAGGAAGATGCTCTCAATGAAGTCAGCCGTGTCATCGGTCATGTCATTGAAGCGGAACTCAGGGTAGTATGCAGTCTCAAAGTTGTAGTCAATCAGCTGTGGGATCAGGTATGAATTGATGTGCTCTTCAACCTCATTCATGATTCCTCTCAGAGCCATCATGAACAGGTCAGCATGTGACTTGCTCAAAGCGAATGATCCAGTGTTGTCAGAGTTCCCAAGCAGAATGAACTGAGCAAGCACGGACCGTGCCATCTCAGCGTTGTGGTGATCAATGCCGGGCATCGGATCAATGCGTCCCTTGCCTGCTTCGTATGGTGTGAGCTTGTAGCCTGTAGGAACAAGCACTGCAGAATCAATTCCAAAGTTGGTCATTGCTGCAAGGTTTGCAGACTTTGTTGAGTCAGAGTCTTCATTGCCCTCTTGAACCTCAAGCATCTTTGGTGGCATAGCACCCTTCTCAACTGACTGCTCATAGAGGTAGTACAGACGGCGTTTGCGGTCCCAGTGATAGAAGGCAGACTGGAATGCAGACTGACCAAAGACTTCATCTTCATCCTTGTTGAACGTGTACAGGAAGCAGTACTCAACCGGCACTGTGACAGTGACCAGCTTGTTGCTCTCTTTGCTCCAGTAGGTTTGCTTATAGCCAGCAAAGCCACCTTTGTCATCCACTAGGACATCAATCTTGGTGACATCACGGAAGGCAATCTTGCGGTATACGATCTTCCCATCAGGGTTGATTGTCAGGACCTTCTCTGCTAGTGCATAGCCTTCAAGAATAGCCTTGAGCATACGGGCAATGACCAGACGGAACGGCGTTGACATGCCACCCTTGTGAGGTGGGAGCAGGAAGTTGTCCTCAATGAACGTGCCCTGAGCTTTGCCAGCTTCAGGATTGTCCACATCATCAGCATCAATTCTCCAGCTGTTTGCCATGATTGGCATTCTGAGGATCTGATACAGGGACTTGACAGTACCGTCATTGTCCTTCATGTACCGGAGATCTTCAATCTTCACCTTGCCTTTGTTCTTCTTTGAGTTTGTCCAGAGGTCAGTAAGTGAACCACCAGAGGTGCCCAATTCATTATCAATCTCAGGCTTTGGAGATTTTGCAAAAGTATTCTTGTTGACTTGTTGTACGATCATTGGTCTGCATGCCCTCTCTTCCTTTTTATTCTACCTGTTTTGGTTATGTTTATACAACACCTGTTCATAATTCCCGGCAGTGATCACGGTCCCACCGGTCTTCTTGCTCTTGACAAAGTAGTTTGCAAACGATAGGAACACGGCATCTGCTTTGTCCGGAGACTGCCCATGAGTACGCTTCTTGACCTCATCCTTCTGCTCAACTGCGATCCGTCCATTGACATACCCGAACTTGATGTTGCTGAGTTGAGCAAGCAGCTCTTCATCATAAGGCAAGTATATCTCATCAATGATCTCCCGTACACGCCACGCAAGCTCTGACTTGAGATTGGCAAAGGTCTCCTTGTCTTTGGCACTGTGCTGCACGTTGATTCCGTATGATGGGATCTTTGCATCAGATGCCTGATCGGTCACACCACCACCAACACCAATGTCATCAATGTAGTATGGGAACATCTGCATGCTCTTCAGCTTGCCAAAGGTATCAGTGGTTGATTGCTTCGTGGTAGTGATCAGCGGTTCAAACCAGAATCCAAAGCGTGTGGCAAAGACCGTCTTGTCCGAACCGAACCGGGCAACGTCAAGACCGGTGTGCCGGTTATTCATGTCCTTTGTGACAGTGAGCCGTCTCTCTTCAGACATTGCCTGCTCAACCTTCCACAGTGGGATCAGTACATCATCAGCGTCTTCAGGGAAGATCCCCTCAACACGGGCTTGCCACATAGGTGAGTTGATTCCCCACTGCAGGGCACGGCGGTATGCCCACATAGGAGTGATCAGGTATGGGTATGGGACCGGCATTGTCTGCAGCTTCCCGGAGTTCCCAAGCTCAATGAGCTGCTCTGCATTCTTGATCCCGTTCATGCTGAAGTTGGGAGTGTCCCATGCTGAGATGTGGATCTTCCCGGTGGTTGGGTCCTTGAATGATTTTGCGAAACGTCCAAGCGGATTGGTTGGGTTCCCAAGCATCAAGATCCTTGCATTCTGTGAGGTTGTCACACCATCTATGGCATCATAGATCTTCTCCGGTATACCAGAAGCCTCATCAGCAATGACCAGAATGTGCTCTGCATGATACCCCTGAAACATGTCCGGGTCCTTTGTGGACAGTCCCATTGCATACCACTTCTCATCCACTCTGAGGTTTGGAGTCTTGAGCATCTTGCCTGCCAGCCTGACCTTGCTGTGGTTCATGGCATCTCTCATCTCCTTCCACATCATCTTCTCAACCTGACGGAAGGTAGGAGCGGTGGTGATCACAATGCTGTTCTCAAAGCTGTTGAGGAACCAGAGTGCAATCCGGCTTCCCACATACGTCTTGCCTATGCCGTGACATGATCGTGCACACGTCTCAAAGTTGTCCCGGACTGAGTTCATGATTGACTCCTGCCCGGACCATATGGCATCACCAAGCATCTCTTCTACAAAGAAGCGTGGTGATTGCTGCATTGCCTGCAGCGTGAGCAGTGCATCATCAGCTGTTATTCTTGCCATTGAGAACTTCCTTTGCCTTCTCATGAAGGGATTCAATAGTGACATTGAGCTTGTCACCTCTTGGATCTGACAGTCCCTTCACATCAGACGGAAGTCCTACAGTCAACCGCTCCCCTTCAATGACTAGCTTTGAAGCCTTTGCCAGAGACTCCAGATTCTTTGCTGCCCATTCATCCATAGACAGCTCCTGAGTGGCTTGTGTGATCTTCTCAGACAATGAGTTGAGCAATGTCTCATGCTTCTTTGTGAGGGCACTGATGGCTTCCTCACGGTCCTCACCGGCTGCAGCTAGTACATTAGACTCTGCTTTTTTGAGCCACTCTTG